ATTTCAGTAAAGATATCCGTTTGTTGTGGTTGACATCCAAGAGTGGCTACACTAAAAATAACAAGTATTGTGTTCTTCATGCTTATAGTATAGCATCTATTGCGAATATGTCAAGTCCTGATGAAACAAATTATACCAAGTCTACCACTTCACATTTATCGCCAGTACATGCATAAGGCTGTGAACCAGCAGTAGTATCTTCTTTCTCAAACTTAAGCAAACAAGTATTCCAATCTACATCTGTCGGTATTCTTGCAAGCAAAATATCGTGTTCTTCTTTAGTACACTCTTGATACGGTGCTTGTCTGTAAGAGTGATTAGTATGTGGTAAGAACGAAATACCACTAATTTCATCAAAGTGCTTATACACCCATGCTCCAACTTCCATCCATTCATCTTCCTTCACGGTTATTGTTATTGAAGGCTTGTGTTCTGTCCAATATCGTTGATAGGTTAACCACAACTCAAGGTGTTCTAGTGCAGTCATATCATCTCGGGTAACACAACCTTCGGGTGATTTAACAGGAAAAGAAAACACAGTAGTATGATCTGGACGCATAACACATTGTTCAGAAGGAAATCCTTCTTCCTTCATTAGTTGGCACAGGGGATCTTTGTTGTCTGCACGAACTGTACGAACATAATACTCACTGTGTCGTGCATGAATACCACTAGACGAATCAACCAGTTGTGAAATTGTTCCAGATGGTTTAACTGTGGTTATTGCTGCCGCAGGATTAATTCCTATTTTCTTTGCATATTCTTTATTAACTACTATTGTACTTTCTCGCAATCGAGTAAGAAGTTGTTTTGTTTCTTCTGTGTTTGCACGAAGCAAAGGACTATCCAGAATACCAGTGAGTGAGACTCCAAGTAGGGCTTCTTCTTCGCAATTCTTTTTCCATCCAGCAGACAGATATGGAAAGTATGTCAGAGTTGCTTGAAACGTTCCAAGAATAGTAGCAAGACGAATCTTTCGTGTCAGTGTTTCTTCTGTGTCGTCTGCTCGAACAACTACTTCAGTGAGATTGCAGAACTCACGATCTCTTAATAGAATTTCTGAACAAGGATTGCATCCCCATTCGTAATTTGCATCACGACGATCTCCAAGTTTCTCAACAGTTTTCTTTGCAGCTTCACGATTAAATATTCCTCGTTCTCCACTCTTGCTCTTATAAAGAGAAACCCATTCATCCATGAAAACACCAATCTCTGGTTTTTCTTCATAAACAACTGAGTTGTTTGATAATGCTCGCTGTGGATTCTCTACCCACCATTGTCCAATTTTCGCATCTCTCATCTTCTCATCTGCAAGATTAGATAATGAAATCAGTGCGCTTCTTCGCACTCCACCAACAACTACAACTTCAGCAATCTTACATACAAGATCGTGGCACTCGATACTCGTAAGTTTCCGCCCCGCAGCTCTTTTGAATGTATCAACGGTAAATGTGAACAAGTCATCGAGCGGTGCCGGTCCAGATGCTCTACCACCGAAGGTTTTAAGTCTTGCTCCCGCAGGTCGAATCTTTTTAAGGTTCCATCTCGGTATTTGACCAGCAATGAGTAGCGATACGAGTTCCTTGTAAGCCTTTGCCCAACCTGCTTTACTATCTTCCACCATAATTTCAGTTTCTGTGGCAGAGAATTGTTCAGCAATTGTAGGAAGTCTTTCAACACAGTGTTTCTCCACACTAAATCCAACACCCGTGCCACATAAAAGTATGTAGAGCAATTCATCAAAAGCTCTAACTCTATTTATGGCCATATAGGCACAATTATATCCTGCTGTGTTATCTCTTGCTAATGCTTCTCCAGCAGTCATCATAGATCGCATAGACGGCATTATTTCAAGATTCACTATTGCATCTTGTAACTCGGCTTTTAATTGTTTTGGAAGAGTGTATCCGTTAGTGTCTTTGAGTCGAGCTTCAAAGAATTTAAAATATCTAGCAACAGTTTCTTCCCATGTTTCTCTTCGCTTTTCATTTTCCAACCATCTGCTGTAACGAGATAGATGAATAAAATCCTGATACGGTGTCGGTAAACTCATAATAAACTCCTAATTTTCTAACGTGTCTTTCAGATTATGTATTGAACTTAAAACGATCCGCCGTCTAAAAAAGATACGGCAAGACCAAAGGTATTTAATGGAGACTCTGTGATTGTAATATCATCTCCTCCACTTAAAACAATATTACCACTTTTTGTATTAAAAGTAGTACTACTAATATTTACCCATTCTGTTCCATTATATGCCACAACTTGCCCTGTACTAGGAGAAGTTATTGTTACATCTGTGAGAGTCTCAAGACTTCCATTTAATATATCAACAGCAACATGATTGCTGCCTTCTTTGGTTATTTCAACATTTCCTTTGAAATTAATAGATCGAACTGCTTTTGATGCTTTTTCGCCATCTTTAAAAATTGCAACATTTCCACCTCCACCGCCTTGAGCAGAAACTCCAGAGTTAGCTCCACTAACCAATTCAGTAAAGAATTTTTGTTCTATACTGAGAGTTTTATTATCTAACTTAAGAGGATATGATACCTTTGCAACTCCAACATCACCAGTTGGGCCTTTTGGACCAGTATCTCCTGTTTTACCTGTTTTGCCTGTTTTACCAAGCGGCCCAGAGTCTCCCTTCTCTCCCTTTGGACCTTTTGGACCAGTATCTCCTGTTTTACCTGTCTTACCAGAACTTCCTGTTTTACCCTCAGGGCCAATTAGTCCATTATCGCCTTTTGGACCAGTTAAACCAACAGGACCGGCAGCACCAGTTAATCCAGTAGCACCTGTTTCCCCTTGTTCTCCGGAATCTCCTTTAAGTCCTTGTGGCCCAACAAGTCCGTCTGTTCCTCTTGGCCCACTATTTCCAATAGGGCCTTCTTTTCCTTGTTGTCCTTCTGGGCCGATTGGTCCAATTGGCCCAACGTCTCCTTCGGCGCCGCGGTCTCCCACATCGCCCTTATCTCCTTTGCTCCCTCTCTCGCCAGTTGCACCTGTTTGGCCAGTTGCACCAATATATCCTTGTAATCCTCGTTGTCCTTGTTCACCGTTATCTCCTTGTGTAATGATTTGTTCTACTATAATGCGTTCAACTACAGGACGGGTCTGACTTGCCTGCTGTTCTTTCACCACAGACACACTGGGAATAGGGGCAGATGAAATCAACTCAAATAACCCGTCTATAATCTGTGGCCCAGCATGAAAACAAACACGATTCCCGTTTTCGGTTTGAAGTCCGTATTCTCCAATACCTCCTAATTTAACAGGAGTACAATACTCGTCAATAGGAATTAATGTAAAGATATCTCCTGCAGAATATCCTCCAACCGTTTTTATCAGTTGAACTTGACTGCCAATTGAACATTCGCCAGTACTCAACCTAATGGGAACTTTGGCAGACTTGTTTATGTAATCTTTAAAATTTCCCATTATCTGTATTTATTCTTCACCATTCTGTTCCTCCATACAAATAATATAATGTTTGTACAGATCTGATTTTTCTGTGAACCGTTCTAACAAAATTGATTTATATTCTTGTTGAAAGTCGGGATCAATAACACAACAAACAACAATGTTTGTGTATGCCAACCAATCATCTTCGTCAAAGACAGAAAATGTAAATTTGTGTTCACAATCAATAAACAAGGTAATATCTTCCTCATAACCAAATGGATCTTTTTCTGTGGTTTTATTTTCCTCTAACCACTTATTTTGAATTTCCATTACAGAGAGTTCTTTATTTGTTTCAAAAAAAGTAAGATATGTTTCTCTTGTAATCTCTATCTCATCTGATAATTCTTTAATAAAAATTGTTTGAGATATTGTGTTATTAAGAACTTGTTTAGATGTTTTTTCATTAGAATAATTAAAAGAAACTGTATTGCTTTTAGCATACTCTTTAGCATAATCTACTGCACGTCCCCACAATCCAACATCCATTTGTTTAACATAATCAGCAAATAACCCATTAAATTCCATGACTGCATTTAATAGATCTTCGGAATACTTATCATAATCTTCTTGTTTCATACTTTTTTCCAGTTGTTAAATTTAAGTTTTGCTTCTAATCCACTACAGGTATGCTCATCTATAATCTTTACAATTTGAATAGGAAGCATACCCGACAAAATCATATCATTAATATCTTTCTCAATCATTGTTTCTGGCCAGATCACAATATCTCTATTCGCTGTAATAAGTTTATGTATTTGATCCACAACTGCACTGTTTCGTGGTTCATTATCTACAATAAACACAATTTTCTTTCCTCGTATTGCTTTTGGAATGTTTCCTAAAGGATTTATTCCAACCATAGCAACACAATTAGGCAAGAATAATGAATCCAACGGGCCTTCAACAACATATACTGTTTCGGAATCAAACTGCTGTTCAAGTCCATACCATAGTCGTTCAACATTTGGATCTAACTTTATGGTAACATATCGCAAATGATGATTTTCTATAGTTCTTCCTTGAACTCCTATCAGTCCACCTTTTGCATTAAAGATAGGAATAATAAGTCTCTTATCTTTAGGAACATCAGAGGTCGTTGGATCTATTTCTTTCAACCAAGTATCAAAGTCTTCAACATAATACAATCTAGAGTAAGTTGATTTTGGAATCTTTCTACCCTGCGCATAAGCAACACACACATGAGTTTCTTCTAGAGTGTCTAGTCTACGAGCAGTTCCCATATCTGTTCGAAATACAGGTTTCTCAAACTTGAACTCAGGTTTTGTATAGTTACTGTTTCCATTATCTCCGTTTTTCCAACGATCTAGTGAGTATTCTTTACACAGAGCAGGAGAGATAATCTCCAAAAATCTATACAGAGTATTCGATGCTCCGCAATTATGACAACAGAAAAACATATCGTTGCCCTTTGCGAAGAAATATCCTCTTGCTTTTGATTTACTCTTGTCTGAATCTCCACACATAGGACATCGAAAATTAGCAAGATTCTCTTTCTTCCACTTGAACTTCTCAAGCATCGGAGAAACCATACCAATAAACTTTTTATCTATTATAAGTGGCACGGTGGTTCAATCCTGTAGAGGTATGTGACCACCAATTTTCCCACTGTGGAAGATCTTCGTTGCGAACGAAGGGCAAAGATGCTATACGCTCTTCGTATGTACGAGTGTCATCATCTGCAAGGAACTGAACTTGTTGATACCCATTGTTAATGGGTCTACGATTGTGATACGAAACATTTTCAGGCTTATTCATTGTTTATTTTCCAAGAACTAACTTTATCACGATAAGAATTTCGACTTTTCTTAAATTTATTGTCGAATCCTTCTACTCCAACATCATCCTCTTCACCAGTACCAACCAATCCCATTTGAGCAGACTCATCGACATCGAAGAGTTTCATCTTGGATCGATCAACACCGACAACGAATTTACGCTTCGTTGCAAGGTCATTATAGCGATTCTTCAACTGTTTGACAAGCATGTGTCCATTTTTATCTAGATCTTCATTTGACATAATTGCAAACATAAAATCTGCAGTTGCAGGTAAACCAAATGATTCTGATGTATCTTCTAATGAAACATCAGAATTAGAATACCCTTGTCTGTTTGTTTGGGTTGCAGTAAAGATTGGAACACATTTCTCTACTGCCAGTCCACGAAGTTCTTCTGCAATTGCTTTAATATAGGTATATGAGTTCACACTACCGTTATTCTTATATCTAGACGATGCGCAGATATTCAAGTAATCAATGAAAATGATATCTGGAATAAACTTACGCTTCAACGATAATTCATCAAGCAGATAACGGAAATGACTGCTTCCTGCAGATGCAGTTGGATACTCTTTAATAATAAGTTTACCTTTGATACGAGCATTCAACCGATCTAACTTTGTATTATAAGATAATTCCGAAAGTGACTTAAGATCATCTAACGCAACATCCATAAGATTTGCATCTATGCGTTCTGCAATGCGTTCTTCTGCCATCTCACAGGTAATGTATAACACATTTTTATTCTGAGTTAAACAATTTGCCGCATGGTGGCACATGAAAAGACTTTTACCAACTCCTGTACCAGCAAGAATCACATTCAATGTTTTTTGTGGAGTACCACCATTGGTAATATCATTGAAATACTGAAGATCGAATGGAATACGATTCTCTACTTTATGATAGAATTCATATCGCTTATCTCCATCTTCAAGATAATCATGTCCAACATGAGTATCAAACGAGACTGCAAGTGCTTCGGTTAAAATCTCTGGAAGACTTGTTGAACTCTTTGTCTTCGACTTTCCTTCTATAATGTGAATTGATTCCAAGATAGCATTATAGATTGCTTTATCTTTACAGAAGGTTTCTGTTTTGTCGATCAACCATTCTTCATCTTGTTTCGTTATAGCAGACAGACAAGATAAACGATCATTAAGATCGTCGTATTCCTTCTGTGTAAGTTCGTTACTATTTTGTAAATCTATTGTAAGTGCATCAATACTAGGAGATGCATTGTACTTTGAAATATATTCACGAACCACTCTAAAGAGAAGTTTCTCCGACTTGGTTTGAAAGTATTCTTCTTTAAGAAAAGGAATTACCCGTCTCATGTAAGATTCATTATCAATCAAATTTTTAAATATAATATCTTCTAATGAACTCACTTAGTTTCCTCTTTGGGGGTAGCAACAACCTCTTCTGTTGAACCATAACAAAATTCAATTTTAGCAGCCGCATCAAGTTTTTCCATAACTTCAGGAGTGAAATACTTGAGGGGATTCTCTATAATATTCTTTTCGAAAGCAGTTGTTCCATCAGGAAGTTCAATGCGAGTCGATACCTTCTTGAAAATCTTGTACTCTATTGCTAGTTCAATCAATCCATAATATGGATCTAATCCTCGATCATAATGCACCAACACATCAACTCGCTTGTTTTCTTTAGTGAATCTCGCCTTATACAACTTGCAATGAATAATATTTCCAATTACATCTCCCTCACTGTTCTTTTCTTTCTTCTTAGTAAGGTATATAATTGTTGAAGCTGCATACTTTAGTCCTGCACCACCCGACATTTCCTGCATAGGAACATATGCTCCAACAACGGCATATGTATGATTAGTCATAATCATTGGAATCTTTGCAATCCCCAACTTTAGAGTAAGAACACGGAAAGTTGACTTAACAACCTGCGCTCTAGTCATATCTCTAACATTCTTGCCATCTGCAGTATCTGTCATTTCCTTTTCGGTTGACAACATTCCAAGCGAATCCAAAACAATCATCATTGGTTTGCGTTCTGATTCTTT